GTTTCTGGTGCATTTTATTTCTATGTATCTATTGTCGATTATGGAAAATAACATCTTATTGCAATTAGAACATCGGATTTCTTTTTTCATTCATACTCCTATCTTGGTGGGCAAACTCCCGTTGGGCAATCTGGGTCTTCTATTTTCCTTTTAGGTCTTGGCATATCATTCTGGAGTTTTCTAATTGTAAACAATATCAATTCATTCCGCTCTTTGCGTTTTTGATTTCCGTTTATCATATCTTCGTCATATAACATATTCTTCAATAATTCGATAGCTTTCGAATACATAATTTTCCTCCATATCTGATTGATTTATTAACCATTGTAAAGATTCTTCAATACTTATCGGGATATAATTTTCTGTTTCATATTCAATAGTAAACATTTTTATTCCACCTTTATTAAATCACTTTCATAAAAATAAGGTAATTCTGGGGCTGCATAACCTTCTGGTAGAATCACCGAGACTAAACTACATCGACAGTTGATTACTTCTTCAAGCGGTCCATTTCGGTCTCCTGGATATTCAAGTCCATTACTGAATAAATCCCCAACTCTCACAATCTGCCCTTCCATATCAACGTGCCAATCTCTCACCCTTTCATCTCTGGCTGTTCGCCATTTATGATATTCAACTCCTAACTCTTTTTCACTTTCATACATTCCAAGATTTTCACTACTGGATAGTTCTGTTCTGGCTACTCGCTCAAGTTCGTATTTTTCCATGTTTTCAAATACATCATCTAAATTTTGGGCGGCTTTATCATATCCGAAACCTTCTTCATAGCTTTCTTTTAGGTTTTCCATGATGTTCCCGATTAACCGATTTAGAGTTCGTTCTGAAGCTGTAAATTTTTGTTCTCTTATGTATTCGGCTATACTTAAACTGAATTCATCTATAAATTCCATGCTTAATTTAGGGAATGTTTTAGGTTTGGGCGGCTCTTTGGCTTTGGAAGTCGGCAAACTGCTTACTGTTCTTTCTATTCCCCTGCGGATAGCTTCTTGGGTGTTTTCGATTATTATTTCCGCATAATCTTCTACCGATTCACTCAATGGTTCTACAATATACTTAATATCCATATCATTGGAAGGTATCCCTATTTTTTTAAACCGACGCCTGATTTCTTTATTCTTTTTTCTAATTAGAGTTTGGAGTTTCCGAAAGAGTCTTAGTTCTTCCTTTAAGAGACTGGATTTCTTTTTCCAGCTGTGCAATTGCTTTTGTAATTCTTCTATCTCTATCAGCCACTCCATTATTTGATTTTCCAACATAGTCTATAAATCCTTCTATGAGTTTATCTTTTAGTCCATTTAATGTTCCGATGATTTCACTTTCTGGTATCAGTCCGCCTGAATCAATTGCCCTACCATTTATGTAATGGAAGGTCATGGCTATATTATCAGGGTCTACTTTCAATCCAAAATATTCACCTAAGTATTCGATTGCATCGTTTGGTGTCATAACTCCACTTGCGATTAATTTTATACATCGCTCTACATCGTTGTCTATTTCAGTTAGGTCAATACTTTCCAATTCAAACACATAATCAGTTATTCCCAATGTCGGTAAAATGTAGTGATTCATAATGTGGTTAAAAACATTCTGTCGAGGTTTAATTATACTTTCATAGTAGATAGTGGTAGCTTCCCTTCCTAAATTACCAGCTAATTGCCCTGTTTCGTATATTCCCATTCTATAAGGCGGCATCCCATGAGAGGCTATAACTTCATCACGGTTGTCATTTCGGTAAAGCCTGAATGATGCTTCTTTGACTTCTGTGCTTAGAGGTTCTACTTTGATAGTAATTTCACCTTGCCCTGTTTCGGTTTTGGGGATAGTGAGAATCATTACACTTTGCGGGTTGTTGACTAATTCCTGAAATTTCTTTTCGATGTTTGCTACCAGTGGAGTTTTACCTGTTTTTGGGTCAATCTCTCCGGGGTCAAAATCTCCGCTAATCGAAACTAAATAAGCAGGCACTCCAAAATTAGAGAAAAAAGCAACGTTGTAATCACGCCTTGCTACATCTCCAGTAATCGCCCCGATTGATGGTGTAACATCGGGTATCCCATAAAAACAAGACCTCGGGGTATAGTTTACACTCCAGACAACCTCATTACCTCTATTGTTAGGTTTTAATGATTTGGCTTTTTGTTCCTGTCCAGTTTGGGAGTCAATATCTTTTTCATAATTAAAATCTCTGAACCAAACTTTTTTAGTATTTCGGGACTGGCAATATTTAACTCCTGATTTATGAATTCTGATTGTGTGTGCGGGAATGTGTCCTATAAGGTCAACTTCACCGTCAAAATTATTGAATGTTCGGGCAATCTCCATAGCAAAATATCCGGTGCATTCCTTGTCAAGCTGTAACTTATTAAAGGTTTTTTCTATCGGTTCTGGCTGTTTCTTTATGAATTCCTCTAATTTTTCCTTTTGTTTTTCGTCGGGCTTTTCTACTTTTGGGTAAATTCTATATCCGTTTCCTGCAACATCTTCAGCTTTCGTTCTACAGGCTCTCATGTGGTAGGTGTTGATTTCCATTAACTTCGCCATTGTCAATGGTTCATATAATGGCTTGACTAATCCATATTGAGTATAATCACTATCTGCAAATGTATCTTTGCTTAATTGTTTGCTTTGCGAGGTAACATAAGGTTCTAATACATCGGCTTTATATGCTTTTCCTTTAGTAGTTACGATTGCATAAGGTTGCCATTTATTAGTTTGTTTTTCCATTTAGTCCTCCTTTCTATAATATATATTTTCTGGTGATTTATAAGTTTTCATTTTCTTACCTTCCCAGTTTTTAACCTAACTTTTTTCGGTTTTAATTTCTCTCCATGTTTTAAATCAATCCCCATTTCAACGCATACACTATTATAGCAACATTGATACCAAAAACCAAACTGGTCAATATCCCCGTATTTCTTGTGAATTTTTTCCCTGACATCATGCTCTGGATAGCGTTCTTTGATTAGATATTTTATTTCTTCGCTAATTTGTCTTGCTAACATAATAGCCTCCTTAAACATTTACATAGACTGATGGTTTTTTCCTTCTCATACATTGCGGAATATATCCCACTGTATCAACCATATCATCATGTTCACCTTCCGGGAAGGTTGTTAATTCATCTTCAAACTCATCTAAATGCGGGAGTTTATTCCAGATAAATACTTTTCCAGTTTCGAATTTGGCACTCATGGAGTTTGCTCTGGTTACCTTATCACCCACTGGCTCTAATTGCCTGATTGATATATCTGTTAAGGTATTCACTTCATCGGCTAATACTGCTTGATATTGATTAGATTCAATCCCCAACCAGTTTAATGGTGTGTTTCTGCGATAATGTTCTGGAGTTAATCTTTTCTGTTCCGCCCAGCTGAACCTTCCTCTTAATAGGTTGGTTATATAAATATTCCCTTCTCTGTCTGCTCCAAATGTCAATATAACAAAATAATCTGCTGTATCTTTTTTGGATAGTGCGAGGTCGCAGGTTTGATAGAACGCTATATCTTTAATCAGAATTCGTTTTCCATTAGTTAAGACAAAATACTCTCCGTCTTTCTTGAAATAGTTGAACCATTCCCGTTTAAAAATACTCCCTTGCTCCATTAATGTTGTATCATTCTGGTATTGTGCATTAAACGCTATACTCCCTCTGTCTTCTTTAATCTTTAAGAGTTTTTCAATCGGCCATCTTTGTTCCCAGAGCGATTTCCCATTTTTTAAAATAGCCCTATGAGTTTTATGTTGGATATTATTATAAGTTCCTTTTTCTAAAATTCTTCCATAATAATCATCATGATGGTATCTTGTGCCGTTGAGGTGGACAGTACCACCGGCTTTTAACATTGGCATTAAACTCATATCTACCCATTTTTCTAAATCATCTCTGCGGTATTTGGTTTTTACATTTTCAAAGTCTACAATATCATCAAGCAATATATCATCAAAATGTGAACCTGTTCCCTGCCCTACACCCAAAGCGGTAACGGAGGCTTCTTTACTTATATCAGTTGCTCCTGCGATTGATATTTCTTTAGTTGTCCATATTCTCCCGGGGGCTAATTCGGGATAAAGGATTCTTAAATATTCATTGCTTTCAAGTTGCTGTTTAGTTTCTGACATAAATTTAACGGCTTGCTCTTTAGTATCGGAGATAATGGCTAATTGTTCATTGGGATTTTCTGTTAATTTGTAAATAGTTCTGATAACTGCCCTTACTGTAGTTTTGGCAAAACCTCTTGGTCCTAAACATAATTCGTCTATTCCCATAAGCCCTTGTTCTAACCATTGTTTGTGAAATTCCTCAAACTTAAATTGAGGATAAAGTACGTACCTAAGAAAAAATGGGTCATTCTTTATTCGGTTTTTTATCTTGAGTCTGCATATCTGGTTTAATTGCTTTATGGGCAAGCTCGATAAGTCCATTCATTTGCTCCTCTGATAAATTAGATTCTAATGTGCCTTTTACATTTACATTATGTTCTTCGGCAAGTTTCAATCCTACTCGGTCTAAGATATCTTTTATGATATTGGCTTTAATTCCAATTAAATAGGTATTTTTTACCGGCTTTTTGGGATTCATGTCTTCATTTGTTTGGAGAATGATATCTAATTTATTTAATGCGGATTCACTTATACGATATAAACGCAGTCTGTTTTTGGCTTTTAGCTCCTCAAGCCTTCGGGTAATTTCCTCTTGTATGTTATCGTTTGCTATCAATCTTGAAGCGTTTGCCCTTGCTATATGGTTATTTGTCGCTTCATATCCCGCTTTAGTGTAAGCTTCGTATTGTGTCATTCCCTCAAATATATTATCTATGAATTTTAATTGTTTTATGTTTAGGTCTGATTTTTCTTTTTCAGCCATTTTGATTTCCTTTCAATACTATTTAAAGACCTTCCAAACATTTTAGCAATATCTTTTTGTTTCATTTTCTTTTGATGGCATATCATTAATAAATCAGTTTCTGGTTTAGTCCATTTTTTAAATCTGTTTCTTGGTAATAATTTATCTTTTTCCCGCTTTTCCTGTAACCATGTTGGTTCACTTCCTAAAGCATAAAATTCTATTTTGCGGGAATCGAATTTTTCTTGATTATTCTTTAGCCAGTTAATCATATCGCTATGTCTTATCATCCAAAATTTTTTCCCAAATAGCATTACTCTTTTTTTAGCAGGTAGTCCTTTTAGTTTTATCCATCTTAAAATTATATTACTATCTTTTATTCCCAGCATTAGACTTGCCTGTCTTGCAGTCATAAATTCATCTGCTCTTGTACTTGCCCCAAGTTTCAATCTTTTAACTTTTATAAAAACTCCAATTTTAGACCGCTTTAATGATTGCGCTATTCTGGATAATGTTTTTATGCCCCAATAATTTTCTAAATAATTTAGTTCATATTGAGTCCATGTATTTCCTCTCATAGTTTCCTCTCGAATTGACGCCCGCAATAAGGGCAAGTTATTGTTTCAATTTTGGCTTCCTTTACTTTTTCTTCTATTCCTTTGGCTTCTTTGATTTCTGCGCCCAAATCACTCAAACTCAAAGTCTTGGCTTTGTAAATCCATTCTTCAAAGTCTTCACTATCTTTGAATTGGGATATACGCGCTAATTTTGAATATCCTATTTCTACCAAGTCCTCTATGTCTGATTGATTGGACTTTTCAAAGAATGTTTCGAACACATTTATTATAGCATAGACTGTGCTTCGATTTAAAGCAAGCTCTGGAATTGCGATGTATTCCTCGAATGTTACACAACCTTTCTCAAGGTATAATTTATTATCCCGAATAAGTTTTAACATCCCGCCCATTTTGATAAAACTTCTTTCGATGTCTTTTTTAAGTTCAATTACTTTATCATGGATATTTGCCTTTATTAATGTTTCTTTGGTTTCGGTTAAGTCATTCATTTTTCTACCTCAATTTCACTTTTTAAATCTTCTAAATATTCGGATAATTCAACTGATTTTAATAATCCTGCATAGAATTTACCATTCATTCCCAGCCAAAAATCAAAAGCAACTATTTCATTTTCTTTGGTATGTATGTAAGCAATCCCCTTTCCAACATGACTGTTATAAAGTTCTTTTTGGGATTTTTTGGTTAGTTTATATTTCATATTCTACCTCACATCACTCAATATAAATTCTATTCTTTCATCGTCTTCTTTTCGGCTTTCCTGATATTCACTTTCAATTTTTTCTATATTTTCAGGATTCATATAATCCAATAACCCAGCTTTATATTCCCATTCTTTGATTTTCTCAATCAGCGCTTTTTTATCTGCTTTCATAGTAGATTTAGGATATAATTTTTTATCGCCTCTCCTACTGTATTTCATGCGTTCATAATAACCATCAAAAGTTCCGTCAATTAATAAAATCGCCTCATCTAAAGTCATTAAACTTTTATAAATTTTATTTCTTCCCATTTTCATTCTCCTTTAATTTTTTATATACAATATAACCATTCTCAATACCATGCCCGCAACAGGCACTTTTAGCACCATCGATATATCCCAAACAATAATCGTAACCTTCTTTAGTCGGCATTTTCCCACATCTGATACAAGGTCTTTCAGTGTCTATTGATTTTCCATTATCAGCATAAATCCATTCATTTTTATAAATAATTTTATGCCCTCTTTGGTGTGATATTGCAGTCATAATTCTTTATTCATTCTCCTTTAAGTATTCCTTAAAATTTCTTAGTAAGTCCCGTTTTTCGAGGGAACTCCACTTTTTAACCTGATAAGACCTTCTGTCTAATTCCTCGTATTTTTTGCGCCCGATATAATCTTTTATCCATTCTTTCATTTCGTAACTATGGTGTGCTTTATAGTGTCCACTGCAACCCTTATAAGGTTTACATAAGGTAACTCCGTCATCAAGGTCGAATTTAACTTCTGAATGTTTTCTTGCCCTGATATGATGTGCCTCTAATTCACTCATATTAGTATTCCCACAATAGACGCATTTTTTATCTCTGGCTTTTATACACTTTGCCCAATATACATCTAAAGTTTTTATTTTGATGTTTTTTTCTCTTAGGTTAATTTTACTTTTCCGCTTTTTTCGTATCATTCAAAACCTCAATTCTGTGATTCTGTTCAAGCTCTCTACCCCCTTTATAATAAAACCTAAATATCCTTCCCTGTTCCTCATGTT